ACGACCGTAACCGTCACGCTCGACGATGTGACGTGCGTCTCGGCAGAGACCACCCGGACAAGAGCTGTCACAACGCGCCGCACGAGGAACTGGCAGATCACCAAGAGGGCTGCGTAAGTGCCGGAAATCATCTGGACCGACGACAAGAAAGCCATGGTGCAGGAGATCATCTGCATCGGTCTCGCGTCAGGGCGTTCGCTCAAGAACATCCTTGAAACAGAACCCGGAATGCCGGCCCGGCAGACCGTATATCAGTGGCTGATGAATGACTCGGGTTTCAGTGACAACTACACGCGCGCACGCGAAGCCCAAGCCGACTACTATGCCGATGAAATCGCTGACATTGCCGACACCGAGAGCGACCCGAACAAGGCCCGTGTCCGCATCGACGCGCGCAAGTGGGCGGCCGGCAAGTTGAAGCCGAAGGTTTACGGCGATCGCATCCAGATCGACGGCGACATGAACGTGAGCATGAGTGATGCACAGCTTGACGCTCGCCTCTCTAAGCTCCTCGGAAAAGCGGGAGCTGCTGGGGCTCTTGGCGGAGAGGGAGCGGCGTAAACAGCGCCGCAAGTTCTTTGCCATGTATCCCGAGGGCGGGCCGCTTCGGCGCGAGCTGTACCCTCGTCACATGGAGTTCTTCGCGGCCGGCGCATCCGAATGGGAGCGCGGCATGATCGCGGCAAACCGCGTCGGCAAGACGTGGGGTGTCGGAGCCTACGAGACGACCTGCCATCTGACTGGCGTCTATCCAGACTGGTGGCAGGGCAAGGTGTTCGACGAGCCGGTTGACGCATGGGCGGCCGGCGACACGACGCAGACGACCCGAGACGTGATTCAGTTCGCGTTGACGGGCGTTGGTGGTGATGGCGCTGCCGGCGATCTCGGAACCGGCATGATCCCTGGCGATCTCATCGTCGGCACGCCGACTGCGGCTCGCGGCCTGTCAGGTGCCTTCGATACGATGCGCGTCAAGCACGCCTCTGGCGGTATCTCCAAGCTCGGCTTCAAGAGCTACGACCAGGGGCGCAAGAAGTTTCAGGGCACCTACAAGCACCTGATCTGGCTGGACGAGGAACCTCCTGCCGATGTCTATACCGAGTGCATCACGCGCCTGATGACCGTCAACGGGCACCTTTTGGCTACGTTCACGCCGCTCGAAGGTGCGACGGACGTGGTGCGCAAGTTCCTCGGGTTCATGGAGGATAAGGGGAAGTGACATTCTGCGTCCAGGCGGGTTGGGACGATGTTCCCCACCTGTCGGCGGCCCAAAAAGCAGAGATGTTGCGCGCCTACCCGGAGCACGAGAGAGACGCACGCGCCAAGGGCGTGCCGATGTTGGGCTCAGGCGCTGTCTTTCCTCTCGACGAGGAACGGATCAAGTGCGATCCGATCGTCATCCCGAAGCACTGGCCGCAGATCGTGGGCCTCGACTTCGGATGGGATCACCCGACCGCAGCGGTGCGCGTCGCCTGGGATCGTGACAGCGACTGCGTTTACGTCATCAACGCCTATCGCCGCTCAAAGGAGATTCCTGCGGTTCACGCCGCGAGCATCCGTGCATGGGGCGACTGGATTCCGGTGGCATGGCCGCACGACGGCGAGCAGCACGACAAGGGCTCCGGCGTCCAGCTCGCCGAGCAGTACCGCGAGCACAAGCTCAACATGCTGCCTGAGAAGGCGACGAACGCCGAAGGCGGCAACGGTGTAGAGGCCGGCATCATGGACATGCTGGAGCGCATGCGAACCGACAGATTCAAGGTCTTTCGCGGCCTCAATGAGTGGTTCAGCGAGTTTCGGACCTATCACCGCAAGGACGGAAAGATCGTGAAGGAGGTCGACGACCTGATGAGCGCCACCCGCTACGCCGTAATGATGCTGCGCTTTGCCGCGACGCATCAGACCAACACGCGCCCCATGCGCCAGCGCGTCGGAACCGTCGCCTGATGGACGAGCAACAGCTTCTCCGCATCCTCAAGCAGGACGAGGCGGCGGCGACAAGCTACCACGAGTCCGAGTTGGCCAAGGCACAAGAGGAAGCGCTCAAACGCTACTTCGCGGAGCCCTACGGCGACGAGGCCGAGGGACGCTCGAAGGTCGTCACTCACGACCTTGAGGACACGATCAACTGGCTGATGCCGGACCTGATGCGGGCGTTCACTGCCTCGGATGATCTGGTCTCGTGCGTTGCGCGCAACCCGCAGGACGAGCAGCAGATGCCGCTGCAAAGCGGTCAGACGCGCACCAAGGCCGACATCATGGCCTCGTACCTGTCGCACGTCTTTTTCGAGGACAACGACGGCCCGACCGTTGTGCATGACTTCGCATTCGACGGCATGTTGCAGCGCATGGGCGTGGTTCACGTCGGCTGGGAAGACCCGCAGCGCGGGCCGCCGCAACTCGTCGAGGGCGTCGGCGTGGCCCAGCTACAGCGCTACCTTGAAGACCCGGAGTATGAGATCACCGGGGCTGATGAGGATGGCGACACGTTCGTCCTTGAGGTGCGCCGCACGCCGCGTATTGGACGCGTCGTGGTCGAGGCTGTGCCGCCTGAGGAATTTGCAATCGACAAGTCAGCGCGCTCTGTGAAGGATGCGCGCTACCATCGCCGCAAGCAGGTGGCCTACAAGGCCGAGCTGATCCGCACCTATCCCGACAAGAAGGACGAGCTGGCCGAGGTTCGTTCGGCTATCGTCGACTCGCCGGCTTCGTCGGATTCGCGCTATCAGGCGCGCTTTTCGGGTGAGTCCGTCGATGAAAGCACAGACCGCACGCTCGATCAGGGCCGCGAGCAGGTATGGCTCATCACCGAGTACATCCGCATCGACTTCGACGGCGACGGCACGGTCGAGCTGCGTCAGATAAAGCGCGTCGGCGACATCATCCTCGAAAACGAGGAGGTGGGACACTCGGAATACGTGACGTGGACACCGAGCCGAGTCAGTCACAAGGTTGTCGGCCGCTCGATCCATGATCAGATCAAGAGCATCCAGAAAATTCGCACGGTCATCACACGGTCGTATCTGGACGGTCTGTCGCAGACGGTCACGCCGCGCACCTACGTCAACACGCAATCCGTCGATGACGACGGCCTCGATACCATCCTCAACAATGAGTATGGCGGTGTCGTCAGGACCAAGGGCGACCCCAACGCGGCAGTTCGCGAGACGGCGACGCCGGACGTAAGCGGCCCGTGCCTCTCCGCACTCGAATACTTCGAGCAGAAGGGCGCGGAGTCGTCTGGCGTCACGAAGCACTCGCAGGGCATGGACCCGGCCGCGCTGAACAAGACGGCGACCGGCATCGACCTGCTCCAGGCCGCCGCCAAGACCCGCATCGAGCTGATCGCCCGCTGGCTCGGTGATGCCCTCGAAGATGTGTTCGGCCTGATCCTCAAGAAGGTGGTCCATCATCAGGACGGCGCCCGTCTGGTCAAGCTGTTCGGCGAGTGGGTCGAGGTCGACCCGCGCACGTGGTCCGACGAGATCAGCGTCAAGATCGACGTGGGCTCTGCCGGCGTCTCGAAGCAGCAGCGCATCGCGCACCTGATGATGCTGGCACAAAAGCAGGAACAGGTGTTGTTGCAGGCCGGGCCCGGCAACCCGCTCGTGACGTTGCAGCACTACCGCGCGACGCTCGCCGCGCTGACGAGCGACATGGGCTTTCCTGATCCGTCGCTCTTTTGGGGTGAAATCCCTCAGAACTGGCAGCCGCCACCGCAGTCCGATCCCAAGGCGGAAGAAGCCAAGGCACGTCTGCAACTCGATGCACAGAAGGCGCAAGCCGATCAGCAGATGCAGGCGGCCAAGCTCCAGGGTGAAGCGGAGCTGGCGCGCATCAAGGCACAGAGCGAGCGTGAGATCGCTGAAATCCGCCTGGCCAGCGAGACGCAGATCGCCCGCGAGCGCATGGCCATGGAAATGCAGCTTGCCAGCGAGAAGGCTGAAATGGAAGCCGAGCTTGCCGAGCGCGACAGCATGCGCCGGGCCTCTGTCGCTGAGAAAACGGCCAAGGCCAAGTTCAACGGCGGCGGCGTTCGATTTGGCGGCGAGGTCGGGTGAAGACCCGCGAAGACCGGGACATCGACGCCCGCGAGCGCGCTCTGGCGGCTATCCGCTTGAGTGATGACGAGTTCGTTTCGGCGTGGTTCGAGTCGGAACGACAGCTCTACATCGAAGACATGATTTCTGCGGACGTGGCGGAAGACGAGCGACGCCGCGTTGCCGCGCTCAAGCTGAGAACGCTCGACGCCCTGCGGTCGCACATCCAATCGACGGCGACGGCGGGGCGCAAAATGCTGGAACGCAACGACAAGAGGGACAAGCAATGACCGACACCGCCACGGCCTCTGTGCCGACCACCGAGGCCGCGCCGTTCGGCAACGCCCCGCTCGACATCGACAGCGCTGCCGCGCTGCTCACCAACATGGACAAGCAGCCGCGCGATCCTGCCGGCCGCTTCTATGCCGAGAAGCAGGTCGAGAAGGTGGCCGATGCTGTCTCTGACGACAACAAGGTCGTCGATCTCAAGACCAAGGAGCCGGTGCCGGCCAAGGCCGAATCCGCGCCGGAGGATGAGGACGACTGGCTCGAATGGGCGGCGGAGAAGGACGGCGAAGC